TTACAAGTACCTGTTAATATTGCTGTCGGTGTAATAACTTCCACCACTTGGTGTCCAGTTACTACCAGTTGTACTAGTAGCATTTTCACCAGTTGCGTATGTATAATCGTTTTGGTATCTAGCGACCAACATACCATCATCATTTAAAAAATAGAACAATTTTAAACTATCAAATCTGGATTGTTGATACTTTCTAAATTGTGCATTGGTTTGATAGTGAACATCTGTTCCTTCATTATGGTCACTTTGTAATGAGTTTTGGTCAGTTGAACCATCACTCGCCTTACCTAATGCCATACCTTCAAAACCATTAAAACCAAAACCTTCGCCACTATTAACTTCAACACTATCATTACTATCTAATTTTACCTTTGTGTAAACTAATAGTCCATTTACATCACGGTTAAGGGCGTGCATAGCAAACTCGTTACTAATTTGAGCACCTGAAGCGTCTACGGCAACTGCCTGGGATGCTCCTGTTGGTAATGCTAATGCCATTTTTTAATCCTCTTTGTTATATTTATACTATTTTTAATCTTATGTATTCTCTAATACCGAAATAAATGTATCGGTGTTTGTAATACTAGAAACTACTCTAATTTTGTCGTTTGCCTCTAAATTTACAGGTTTATCTAATATAAAAGTATTGTTTTGTGGAACTTTAATTCCTGATAACAAACTTCTATAAGTTGTGCCACCGTCTATCGTAACTTTTACATCAATATCTGCTTCTTGCGATGTATTTGTGTTTGAAATGTAAACAGCGTGAAGAACAGCAGTACCGTTTGATGGTGCAGTATATACATCTGCTGTTGCGTCATCAACTATAGGGTTTGCCTGTCCTGCATTTTTAAAAGCACTTGCCATTTAATCTATCCTCCAAATACAACAGCAAAGGCAAGAATATCTCCTGTCAATGCAAGTGTACCACTTGAATTTGGTAGTTTAACCGTTCTATCACCAGTTGGGTCTTCTACCGTTAAAGTTGTTTCAAAGGCGTCTGGTGTAGCACCTTCAAAAATAATGTTTGCGTTATTCATTGTCAAGTCTGTAGTTGCAACAGCACCAGCCTGTAGGACTGATTGTATGTTTACAGCACTTGCACCACCAACTTCTTTAATTGTTGATGAATTTGATTTTGTATAAAACTTACCATCAGCAACATTCATTGCCAATTCACCTATTTCTAAATCAGAAACACTAGGTACAGCGGCAGAGGTAAAACTTCTTTTTGGTTTAATTACGGTAGACATTAGAATATACCACCATCAATTGTAGTAACAGCAACATCACCACTTGTTACGGTAAAGTTATTAGTACTAAAAGAAGCCACTCCTTTATTTGTTGTTGACGCCTCTTCTCCAGCAATTGTAATTGCAGAACCAGAAGCAGTTGTATCAATTCCTTCTCCAGCAGAAATAGTTAATGTTCCAGATAATCCAACTGAACCAGTTCCAGTTTCACCAGCAAGTGAGATATTAGGGTCTGCCAATTTAGAGTTAGCAATTGAACCTGCCAACATAGCATTTGTAATTCCTAATGCCTTAACTTGTAATGCGTCTGATACTACTTCTATTGAAGAGTTATCTACATTAACATCTAAAGTATTTCCTGCTTTTACCATAGCCGCACCAGCGACTACTTGACCAGCACCAGAGAATTGTGATACAGGTAATTCAGTATTACTTGAAAGTGTACTATCTGTTATTACAGGAGTACCATTGTGAGTAAATACATAACCGTTATCACTATTAGCAGTACCTTCTTCTACGAAAGTAAATGTACCACCAGTAATATCTGAACCAACATTTGCGTCTTGAGCCCTTGTTAGTCTCCAGTTAGTAGAATTAGTTCCAACTATTTCTACAATGTAAATACCATTTTGTCTTGCCTCTGTTTGGTCTTTAACTAATACTCTATCGTTAAGTGATAAAGTAACACCGTCTATTGATAGAGCGGCCTGTGTTCCAGAGTTGTCTAGTCTTCCATTTGATTGGTCATAAGTAGCAGCCAAGTTTGCAGTTGTAGCAACTCTTGTACTATCTTTAACATCTAAACCAGATGAAGCACTATCAACATATTCTTTTGTTGCCAAACTATCAGCGGCAAAACCACTTCTGTCTTTATATCCACTTGGTACGGTAACCGTTCCAGTTCCGTGTGGAGTTAAAGTAATATTTTTATTACTTGCAGTAGTTGAAATGTCTTGACCATTTAAAGTTAAGTCATCAACTTCTAAACTATTAAGTCCAGCGATATCTAGTTGTGTAGCACCAAGGTTAACACTTGAAGTACCAATTGTTACTCCTTGATTTGCAAGTTTTACATTTGTAACTCCACCATCTGTAAGTTGAGTTGTTCCAATACTTGCGTCTTGTACTTTTATAGTAACCGTGTTTGCAGTAACAGCAGTATCAATCGTTCCATCACCAGTTAAAAGTAATGTTGCGTTTGTACCATAGTTAATTGTTGAACCAGCACTATCTTCTATTGTAAGTGTTGTATCTACATCGTCAAATCCTAAAGTAGTGTTTGAACCTGAACCAGATATAACTTTTAAAAATTGTCCTGTATTACCAGCACCATCTGGTAAATAAATTGTAGATGAATTTGTTAGTGATAATGGAGCCTTAATAACAACATTGTTTGAACCGTTGTTAGTTGCCTCATTAAAAGTAATTTGACCAGAGTCCGTAAGTGAGTTACCAAATACTAATTGGTCAATTGCGTTATTTGAATCCGTTGTGATTAATTTTTCGGCAGTTGCCTGTCCGTTTGTACTAGGAAAGAGTGAGGTAAAATATTTACCACCAATTACATCAATACTATTTGCATTTCCACTACCATCTACACCACCAGTACCAACAAATAATCTATCTCCAAGATTACCCGATGTACCAGTACCATATGTTAACGCCAATTCACCAAGTTTAAGTGAACCTGGTGCCGATGTTCCTGTACTTCTTTTTATTCTGATTATTGTTGACATAGTGCTTTACCCTTTAAAAACTTCCGCCGTTTAGTGTTATTGAACCTGTGGTAGTAGATATCTCGTCTCTCACAACAAACTTATCACTTGTTGCCGAGTATTGTATCATAGAACCATCAGCCAAGGTACCAGCGTCTACATCTGCCAGTAATCTCAACTTTAAAGTAGAATTGGTTACAGCCGTTTGAGACTGAGCCCCAGCAGGCATAGTAACTGATACTTGTTGCGGTCTGGATATTGTACTATCTATTCTTGCTTTAATTTGCGCCACTTGGTTTTCTCCCTTAATTGTTAATATTTATAACCGAAGGGTCTTCAAAACTTACTAGTATTTAGAAAAATTTAAATAGTAACATTTGGGCGTATAGTTATTATGCCTTCAATAACTCTTGTAATCATTCCGTCAGAGGTTCTAGTGACCTCTACATCATAAACATATCTCGCAGGTGCGTCAAGGGCACTTGTCTGAGCCGCAGTTAGTGAAAGTGTAATAATACCTGTTGTAGGGTTAGCAATCGCAGTTGTGATAGTTGTTCGTGTTTTAGTACTTTCGTACCCTTTTGCCATCTTAGCAGCCGCTGTATGACCTGTAAGGTCAAACATAGCGCCTTCATTTCCTGCAAGAGTTACATTACTAGAGAATGTTGTTCCCTGGTCTATCCTTAAATTAGCAATCGCCGCCATTTTCTATTCCGTTTTTTCTGTTTTAACTTCTTCGGTAGTCTCTGGAGCTTTGACATTTGGGTCTATTCCCAAAAAGTCGCAGATTTTAGCATTGTAATAATTTATCAATACATTAATCTTTTCCGCCTCAACTTCTAACCTTGCACGATTTTGAACCAACTCTTGTCTCGCAATTACATAATTTTTAGTCTTATCGTCAAAAGTGTTCTCATCGTACTCTTTACCATTTATCTTAATAGCCATAATTTATCTCCTTATATTACTATTTATACTGATTCCAGTATCATACTTTATTTCTTTATCATAATAACCTCTAATATCAGGTATCATTCCTTTCATTTCACTATCTGGGAATGCTTTGATAATAGGGTCATATATTTCTTTACTTTTATTATATGTCTCAAAGTATGGGTCATTGCTATACAATAACGCCTCATCATTTAATAAGTCATAAAACTTATCTCCATAATCTCTCTCTATCCATTTTGCATAACATATCGCTACACAATAACTTTTCGCTGGGTATATAAACTTATCAACTTTTTCGTTCCAATGTCTAATCGCCCAATCTATAATATCTTTCTTATCCCATATAAGAGATATTTCTTTATCATATAAAGTATCCGAGTGTGTCGGATTCAATCTATGGTAAATTTCTTGTTTGACTTTCCATTCTTTCATAACTTATATACTCCAAATTCTTGCAATCATTCCATTCAGGAATATTGACATTTAACATATTCTTTCTATTCACTTTATAAAACTTAATATGATGATACCACTTAAATAACTTCTTCCATTGATATATCCATTGTTGAATATAATAGTTAGACGGATGAGTATCAGATTTATAATAAGGTTGACCAGCATAGATGTTATTAAATTTATTATCCATACTATACAAGTCGTGACCTACTAGATAAATTTCTTTCATTTCGTCTATCGTATTACAAGCAACATAACCACTCATAGGTCCTGCCGACCAATGTTCTTGTTCAGGTTCTTTTATTAAATCTGTAATATTCAAAACCTTATCACTTGTTACCCAAGATACAGATACTAAATTTTCATTTGTTTGTTTATCGTTGTATCCGTGTAATACAAATTCTTTTGCACCTTGTCTACCGTTCTCAATTAGTTTACCTGATTTTCGTATTGCTCTTAAATGTCTATATTCAGGAAACATACTTGTTATCAATTGTTCAAAATTTTCACCAGGTATAGTAGACCAACTTCTAAAATAACATCTTGCATTATAACAATAACCACTTTGATATATGTTGTGCATAATAGGATGGTCAATTGCAACTAATACATCTGGTGCAAAATCTTTATATAAATTATTGCAACCTAATATTGTACCTCTAGGTTTTAACTTATTTAAATTGAAACCTCTTCTACTTTTTCCGTTACCAATACAAAATGCTCTATTTGCCATATCTCATTTTAAAAGTATCTAACAGATACCTATACCCATTGCAGCCGTCAGTTAAATCTTTTACATATCTGTAATGTTCAGTTAAACACTTACCAAGGTATTCACACTTACGACATATATCAGATATATTCTTTTCTTTTTCTTTTTGACACCATACTTCATAATCTGCGAAACTATCTAACTCTAAAAAGAATTCTTTATCGTCTTCGTCAAAATCTAATACAGCAAGTTTACCATTTGGCGTAATATATAAATGGTCATCGCTGTATGCGTTGTTTTGTCCGTTTAAACTTTCTTTAATTAAGTCTCTATTTACAAATTGATAGTCACCTCGTTTAGTTGCCTCTTCATCTATTAGTAGTTTTAAAATATAATCTTCAAATTCTGAATCCTTTACTTTAAAGTCATTTGCTTGATTACTACTATATGGTTTTACTTCTACACTTTGCATATGACTATTTTCAAATTTTATTCTATTCATCATAGTCCAAAAGTGTTCACCACTATGTGCCATTACTTCTCTAGTTGCAAGACATAGTACTGAAAAATCTACTGGCAACTTTGACATATTCTCTCTTACTAAACGATAATCTTGTCTAGTAGTTAAATCCCAAGATACACTTAAATAATATTCAGGATTAAAAAACTCTTCTCTTAATACAGATAAATTTGTGTTTATGTTTATCTTATCTTTATAATAAAATTTTATTGTATTAGTTATTGCTTCTAATTTGTCTTTCTTTAATATACCTATCTCGCCACCATACAAATCAATATGATTTATTTCTCTATGTGTAGCAACTTCAGCCAATAAGTCATTTAGTCTTATATGGTCTATAGTTTTTGTATCACCTAGTTGTTCAGGTGTAAGATAACACCAATGACATCTAAAGTTACAATGATACGATGGATTAATTGATAGGTTAATCTTCGGCAGCGTCATAATCAAATTCCTCAATACTTTTTAGTAACATTTTCTTACATCTATTAAACATTATTCTTCTTACAAAATTTTGTTTCCAATTTTTATCATCTTTAAATAATCCTATCCAGAGATAAGTATACTCTTGATGATTTCTCATAAACAATCTATTTAATTCAGCATACTCTTGTTCTTTTTCTAAACTATAATTAACTCTTATATCGCCTTTTACATTTGCTTGTTGTTCAGCAATCTTATAATGTATGCCAGGTATTTTACTTGTCTTATTAATTATATCATTTATTCTATCTAATCTATTTTTACCACCAATTGCAATCATAATATAAAATGGCATATAATGTTTCTTTGTGAAATGTCCTTCACAACTTGATATAGGTAAAAAACCTTTTCTTATAAATTCGTGGCAATGAGATAATACACCTTTCTCAACTTCTTTATCAAAATTTTTATCAAACGGACTTACTGATAATGCAAGGTACCCATTTGAGTAATCTAAATCTTGTTCTTCAGAGGCGTGTATTCTGCCATTTGGAAATAACTTATTTTTCATATATTAAAATCAAAACATCCTACTATTCGTTCATCTGAAAAGACACCTGTTTCGTCTACGGTTCTTTTAAATTCTTCAACTTTATGTTCCCAGACTTTGTTGTGATTTAAAATAACTAAATCTGCTTTCGCTGGGTATATCATACAACTCAAACTTTTTGTTTCTGCATTTCTTACTTTTAGACAACCACCAGTCTTTGGTGTACTTGCACTTGTAAAATACATTAATATAGCAACATTTGCTCCTTCTTTCAAATCATTATGCCAATTAGTAGATGGTGCGTCAACACCATTAACTATTTCTGGTTGTCCATACAAACTATATTTGTTAGACAGCAGTTTAATATATTTATCACCCAAATAATTATGGCATATTTTGATTGCGTTGTCTAATTGTGGTGTATGTACAGCAACTCCATATTCACCTACATTTCTAAAAGGTATTTCTATACCTTCAAAAAATGCAAACGGCACTCTGTCGTTGTGTGGAAATACACCGTTAACTAAAACATTTTCTATATGTTTTACCAAGTTGCCTCCTCATTTACATATGGTGTCATTTGTAAATCACTTTTATTTGCTCTTAAAATATATTTACCTATAGTCTTCATTTTTTCACAATGTTTTTCTACTACACCTGCTTCTTTATAATCTTTAATTGTCTTTCTGCAACCATTACATATATTAAACATAGGACAACTATAACAACCCTTTTTCATTGTACTTAATTTTATGTCATCTTGTAAGGGTGTAAAAAACTTACCTGACATTTCTTCTTTAAAATCTATTGCCTTATCTTTATCATCACCAAAAGCACCGCAACTATAATAGTCACCATCGGGTTGTAAACATCTAATACCTTCATCACACTTTCTACTTAAAGGACAAGTTGTAGCACGGTCACCTATTGCTAACATCATTTGTCTAGTATTAAACTCCCAAGGTGCTAAACCTTTATTATATATTTCTACATAATAAGAATATATATCCGATAACAAAAACGGCTCTGCTTGTTCGCCACTCATCATCGCATAATTTAGTTTACATTCTACACCTGTTTTTTCTTGTCGCCAGAAGTTATGTAAAGTACCTTGTGGTTGCAAATCTTCTGACATATATTTTGCTAACTCTACATTTTTTATTGCGTTGTGTTCATTCTCTCTTGTAATAACAGATATAAAATCTGGTCTATAACCACAATACTCTAACATTGCATTTGAACACTTCCAAAAGTCTTCTTCTGTAAACTCTGTATAGTCTCCTTTCAATCTACCACCACCATATTGAAATGAAGTAGTAACACCTACTCTATCATTATTAAATAAGTCAACCCATAGACTAGGTTTCTTATAGAACGGCCATAAGTTTGTTGTTAATGCAAGTGAAGTAGAATAATCTCTCTCGTCTAACCACTTTATTATCTTCCAATAATAATTAGGTTCCATCATCAATGGGTCACCACCATTTACTATAATAGTTTTAGTTTCAGGAAATCTAGTTAGAAACTCAAATATCTGGTCGTGTTTTAACCAATTCTTTTTTTCATCTGTTAATTGTGTGCTAGAACAAAAAGTACATTTGAAATTACATAATTCAGTTGGTTTTATTATTAAGTCCATATTTCACCTTATAGTAATAGTAAACTTTTTTATCAGTTGTAATAATAATAACTTTACCATTTTTGTCATACAAAATATATTTTTTATATTTCGGTCCCATTTCTTACCCAATAATTATCCTGTTTCTTAAAACCATATCTTCTCATATTCTTATAGTGGTAAGGTTGTCTTTGTATTTTCATTTGGTTCATTGTTAGATGGATATGCTCTAAATAAGAACCTGAAGGAATTATCATCTTACGATTACCATATAAATTTACTAATGTAGAATATATATTTTCAAGAAACGATAAAACTTCTTTCCAAGGTTTTCTATTCATATATCCTGCATACTTAATACAACTAACAATTACTTCATTATCATATGTGTGTACCATTGCAAGACCTTTTATTAATTTTTTATTATCGTTTAAAGTTAACCATTGTTCTTCGTCTTTACTATTAATAGCGTCTTCGTAAATCTCTGGGTCAGTATCTTTTGTACCCCACCATACTAATACTATTCCTTGTTTGTTACACAATCTAGGTAGATAAGGATATTTTGTTGGTATGTTATCTAATACAACATCAACATTATCAGGTGTATTGATTTTAGGTAGCGATATAGTTTCGCTGTAGTCGTACATCTTCAATATATCTGTGCGTAAGTTTGTAGACACACTCATTCAACTCCTCCTTATATCTATAATCGTGGTTCATAAAACAACCAAGTGTACATCTATCTAAAAATTCACAACTAGCACAATTATACTTTTCTAAAAAAGAATTTTCTATTATACTATTGTCTTTTCTTTTGATTGGAGATTTATATTGACTTAATGATTTTTCACTCTGTACTAAATTTCCACATTGACATAATGTACCATCTGCTAATATTAATTTAGAAACTCTGCAACTTGCAAAATTCTTTTTGTTGAATATCCAATCTCTAACAGGATGAACATTTGGATATTTGTCAACACAATGTTTAAAAAACTTTAATAGTAATTCATCACTAGGCATATTAAACTTTGCGTGTTCATCTGGCATATAATAATCAAAGTAAATATACTTACCTTGTTTATACAGATAATCAAAGTATTCATCACCTTCATTTAAATAATAATTGATATTAGGTTTTGTCAATAGACAAGAAAAACAAGTTACTTCGTCTCCCCAATATTCTACATTTGATTTAAATATCTCAAAATCTTTTTTATTAAATCTACCTCTAGGGTCATAACTTGTAGTAAGTCTTGTTTCTATACCTTCTTCTCTTGACCAAGATATTAAATCTCTTATTAACTCATTACCATCTTCTGTAGTAACTAAATTAGATACCCAATTCATTACACATTTCTTATCGTAATGGTCACATATTTTCTGTATACCTTTTACAAATAGTTTATAACCTTCGTTTAA